CACACAACGCCCACGCCCCACTCCGCCAGCGCCAACTCGCGCGCCTTCTTCGCCGTGTCGCAGCCGTGCTCCAGGTGCCAGGCCACGCGCTGCGCTAGGAACGCGGTCTCGCCGCTGAGGTCGGCGATGCGCTGGCGCAGCGTCGCGTCTGCCGCCCGGTCGCGCATCATCATCGCGTTGGCGACACGCTCGCTCACGCTGGCATTCGCCGCGGCCACGCTGGCCTTCATCGTGTCGCGCTCCGACTCCAGGTCGGCGATGCGCTGGCGCGCGTGCCTCAGGTCGCGGCGCATGGTGTCGACCACGTCGGCGCTGTAGACCTTCTCCCCGCCGCTCACGCCCGCACCTCCACACCCTCGGCCAGCGCCGGCAGCACGCGCTCGGTCGGGCGCTCGTGGCGGTCGGCAAGGAGGTCCTCTCGGCCGTAGTCGTGGAGCTGCGCGCGGAGCGAGGCCAACGCCGCCGCCGCCGCACGCGAGCGGTCGAGGTCGGCGAGCGAGCACGCGGGGCGCGTCACAGCGGCCGAGAGCTCGCGGGTGATGGCCAGGATCTTGGGGTCGGTCAGGACGAGTCGAAGGCTCATGTCCTGTATCTAGTATTTAGATGATAGAGCGTCAAGCTACTCGCTAAAAGATATTCCGCCACCGAAGCGCAGCCGCAGCTGCTCGGGCTCGGTGACGGGCGCCGGTGCGATCTCGCCCGCGAACGGGATCCGCTCGACTTCCGCGGCGATCTGGCTCCACTCCGTCCGCGAGTAGCCCTCGACCACGTCCCGGCTCCGGGCGTGGGTCACTTGCCGGATGAGCCCCGGCTCACACCGTGCGGCGCGGGCGGCTGTGAGGAACGTGTGCCGGAGCGCGTGGGGTGACCGACCCTTGCGCAGCCCCAGCACGGCCAGGTCCTGCCGCATCCGCGCCGCGGCATTGTCGCCGCGCACAGGGGTGCCGTTGCCTGTGGGCACCAGCAGGTCCTCCCCGCGCGGGATGCGGCCGTGCCGACCGGCCCAGCCGAGGGCGTGCCACCAGGTCAGGCCGCGGGCGAGGGTCGAGTGGACCGGGACCCGGCGCACCGTCGCGGTCTTCGTCGCGCCCATCCGCCGCTCGCGGCAGTCGAACGACCGGGCCACGAACAGCTCGAGCCCGCCCACCGAGCTCCGCCGCAGGTCCGACCAGCGCAGCGCGGCGACCTCCCCGATCCGCATCCCCGCCATGCCGCACAGTCCCCACAGCACCCGCCGCTGGGCAGGCACCCGAGGGTCCGAGACCAGCTGAGCCAGCTCGTCCAGCGCGAACCAGAACCCCGCCCGCCACTCCGGGTCGGCGTCCGCATCCGCCGGGAGGTCGGCCGGCCCCAGGATGCACGGCGTTGAGGGGATGATGCCGTCCACCACCGCGTCCCGCAGCACCCAGCTCAGCGTCGCGTAGGCGTGCCGCACCGTGCGCGGCGCCAGGTCCTCGGCCAGCCGCGCCACCCAGACCCGCACCCACGCGGCCGTGATGTCGGCCAGCGGGACGCCCGCGAAGGCCGGCCGCGCGTAGCTCTCCAGCCGCTGCCGGTCCGTCCGTAGCGAGCGCGGACGCACCTGAGCCCGCCTCGCCAGCCACCGATCCACGTACACGCCGAAGGTGCAGTCGGGGGCCGCCGTCGGCGCCGAAAGGCGCGCCAGCTCGGCAGCGGGCACACGAGGAGAGCGAGAACGCATGAGCGATCTTCCTCCGAGGGCGCACGTCTGGTGCGTCAAAGTAGCGTGGAAATCATTGCGTTCGCGCGCGTGAGCAAGGCGGCGCGCGAATGAAAATCAGGCGGCTTTCGCCGAGGGATTCTGATCGTGGCGAGCGCGCGGTTTCGTAAACCGCAGGTCACCGGTTCGATCCCGGTCGTTGGCTTCCCCACCCACGCGCCGCTTCCCCTTCCCGCCCCCACCCGGGGACGGTGCCGGCCCGCCGCTCAGCGCGACCGCCATTGCCCGCGTCGACTCCAGCCGCTCCCGCGCCCGATCGAGGTCCGACGCAAAGCGCCAGACCACCGCGACCGACACACCATACTGCTCGGCCAGGGCCTGCGCCTCGGCGGCACGGTCGGCCTGCTCGGTGTGGGGGACATTGCGGTACAGGAGGCCCGAGTCCTTGGGACGCGGGCCGCGCTTCTTCGGCGAAGTTTTCGGGTCGGGGGCCGGCGGGATCTTCTTGCTCATATCTACTCGTATGCAGACGTTTCGGTGCACCGTCAACGGCTGAACACCTGCTCCGGCCGGGGCGCGCGGCCGCCCTCACATCGCATCACGCTGATGTCCGGATCTACGTCGCGAGCGCTGCCTCATACGCCTCACGGATCGTCGGGCCGTGACTGGTGCGGATCATGTAGCCGCGCTGCACAACGACCGCCCACCCCTCGCCTCCCACGGCCTGAGCTCGCGCGACCTCGCGCCCGTCGTCGTAGATCACCGCGTGACCCCGACCGCGCAGTATGGGCCACGGCCCGGGCTCAAGCCCGAGCGCTCGCCGGGTGAGGGTGGCGACGGGCCAGCCGCACGCCGCGACCCACTCGGCGAGCTGCTCGGCCTGAGCCGCCGTCAGGCGGGGCGCGGCGAGCCGCTCGCCCGCCGCCCGGCCCGAGGGGCGGCGGCCCGCACCCGCTCGAGCGCCGCCCCGGCCGGGCTTCGCTGGGCGGGTCATCGGCCGACCTGGGCTTGGGCCGCCGCTCCGACGATCGCCGCTGCGATCATGTTGAGGGGCCCCGCCGCACGCGCCCAAGCCTCTCTCACCTCGTCTGGAGACTCCACGCTGGGCCACCTCGACGACTCCCACCACTCACGGCGATAGGCGATGGTCTCATCTCTGCCTCTGGGGACCGAAGCGTCATCGACCTCGGCACGCGCGCGCTCGATGAGCGGCGCCAGCTCGGGGACCGCCACGGTCGCACGCCAGCGATCCAACGGGGTGGTCCAGGTCGCACGCCACAACGCGACTAGAGACGTGGCGACCTCCACGCCGATGCTCTCTCGCGCGGCCTCGCCCACGCCGAGCGCCAGGTGGGCCAGGGCTAGGCGGCTCTCGTCGCGGCTCACGACGCCACCTCGACACTCTCGACGCTGCCCATGTCCTCGCCGCTCTGGCGAGTCCAGTAGGCGACCGCGAGCTCGGCCGCGCGCAGCGGGCGGTGCCGCGCGTCGGCAGTCTGGTACGGGAGCGTCTCGACGCTCTCACCGTCGCGGTCGACGGTGACGCTCTGGATAGGGGCCGAGGCCTGCGCCAGATCGGCACGCATAATCCACTCGGTGCCGTCGCTCATGGTCACGATGTAGTCGGTGGTCTTCATGGTCTCTCCTGTGGCGCGGGTTGTCCGCGCCGTGCATGCTGGGCGCCCGCACACCGCTGTCACGGTGCGGGGCGCCCGGTGGTCTCTCCGGGCGCCCCGGGCGGGGCTAGGCGTTGGCCATCGCCCGAGTCCGCGTCTCGATGATCATTGCCTCGGCCTGGCTCCGGGCCACCGAGTCACGGGCGAGGGCCCGCCGCGCGAGCTGCGCGGTCGCGTCGTCGCCCGCCGCCTCCGCCTCGGCGCCGAGGGCGCGCACGTCGTCGTCGGTCGCGCTGATCTGGCACGCGGCGACCCAGGCGCGGCCGAGCAGGTCGGTGAGCTGCGCCTCGGTCACACGGCCGTCCGAGGCGTCTTCGATGTACGAGCCGCGGCGGACGTCGGGGCCCTCGCCCCGGATGCGGCACCCCTCGACCTCACCTTGACGAGTCGGCCGCACGGTGATCGACAGGTCGTCGCCCTCGTGAGCCGAGAGCCACTCGGTCATGTACGCGCAGCGTGCGGCGTGCTCCTCGGTGGTGACGGGGGCGCCCCAGGCATCGGCGCTCAGTACGTGGGTCAGGCGGATCTCGGTGGTCATGGTCTCTCTCGTTTCTGCCGGGTGCGCTGTCACGCCCCGACGAGAGAGACTCTACGCGTTCTCTGGTTCGTGGTCTACCGTAATTCAAACAATCGTACAACCGTAGCAACGGCGGCGACTTACGCGGGAGGGTCGGTCTTCGCTCGGCTGGGCGTGAGGCTCGACGGCAGGTCCGGCGTGGGGTCCGGGTCGTCGCGGAGGGGCACCGGAGGCGCGACCAGGCGGTGACCGTCGGGCGGGGTCTCGGCCAGGGGGTCGAGCGCGGTGGTGACCGTGCTGTGGCCCATGCCTGGCGTCGGGCGCACGCCCACGCGGGCGAGCACGTCGCGCACCTCGCGCTGGCGTGTGGTGCGCTCGATCTGTAGCTCGCGGGCCAGCTGCTCGGCGCGCTCGACACACGCGGCCTCGGCGGCTCGAGACTCGTGGGCGATCGCAGCCATGTCTTCAGAGAGCCGCCGTTGCGTGTCGACGATCTGCATCCACGCCGCACCCTGCGCCTGGCTCACGCTCGCCTCGACGCCCGCGACCTCGGCGCGAGCTCGGCGCCGGCCCGTGACCCAGCCGACCGCGCCGGTGCACGCGCTGATGGCTGCTGCTACGAGGTCGCTCGGGTCGAGGGGCATATCATGGTCTCCCGCGGCGGTCGCTGGCCGGCCACCACGTCGCGAGCGGGCGCGGAGCTGCGAGCCCGGACAGGCGTGGAGGGTCCGCGGCGCCGGCCGCGGGTGCGCAGGGTGGAGCCACGTCCGGCGCCGTGGGTGCGCCACCGTCGGGCGCAGAGAGTGATGCGGCCGCCCGCGCGACCGCGGCTAGTGCCTGGCGTAGCTCGGAGCACTCCGCCCGCACCCGCTCCAGCTCATCGGTCCGCGCCTGTAGCGCCCGGTGCAGCGCAGCCTCAGGCGCGACGGTGATCCCGGCCGCGCGGCGCTCGGCCATGACGTCGTCGATGATCTCTGGGCGGCTCATCGCTCACCGTCCGTCACCAGCCGAAACGCCCGCTGTTTCCACGCCGGCCACGTCGCGACCTCGGCCGCGTTGGCCTCTAGGAACGCGAGGAAGTGCGCGCGGTCCTCCTCGCTGACCTGCGGCACCATGTCGGGGTCGAAGTCGCTCGCGACAGCGAGCACGGGGCCGCGCTCCCCCATGTTGGCGGGGCCGGGCAACGTCTGCGCCCGCTCCAGCCGTGACAGGCTCGCTCGCTCCGCCATCCATCGCGCCGCGTCGTATTCCTTCACCGCACACCCCCACAGGCCGCCCACGCTCCGAGCGCCACGCCCCCACCGCAGAGCGCGCACGCGCCCCCGTGCGAGAGCAGGTCGATCCACGTGGGCCGCTCGCCGGGGCAACTGTTCGAAGCCGTCGAAGAGTTCGCGGGCTCACACACCACCGGCGCCCGCGTCGCCGTCACCACGCGCACCTCAGCCGCCGCGCCCAACGCCCGGGACCACGCCTCCAGTGCGCACGCGTGCTCGGCCTGGGCACGGGCCACCAGCGCGGCCTCGGTGGCGCTCACGCCTGCGGACGCAGTGCGGGTGCGGTACTCGCGCTGGACGCACGTGACTTGCGCGGTGCGAGCCGCGGTGAGGGTGGCGGGCTCGGCGATGAGGGCCAGCACGAGAGCGATCACGACGCCGGCCCCTTCGGCGGTCCCGCCCACGCGCTGACTTCCGCCGACGTCACCGGCCCCGCGGGCGCACTCCCCCGCGCGCCGTCGACCGCCGCCGCGGTGTCCTCGCGCACGCGCGCCACAGCCGCGGCACGGTCGCGCTCGGCGGCCTCGGTGCCGCGGCGCACCTGCTCGATCGCGTCGAGGCGGCCGCGCTGCTCGGCGGTGATGACCTCGCGGCCGTGCCACCAGCGCGCGAGGGCGATGAGCGCGGCGACGATGGCGCCGACGATGACTGCGATCATGGGCGCACGCTCGGGATGCGCGCCAGGAGTTGGGCCTCGACGCTGTCGAGGATGCCGCGGAAGCCGTCGATCATCCCGCGCACGTCCGCGGGGTCGGGCTTGCGGTCGAGTCCCCACTCGCCAGTCTCAGCAGCATCTATGACCTGAGCCGTCACAGTAGCAGCGTTCGTCATGTGCATTTTCGTGGCTCGGAGTATGGCTCGGCTCTCGTCGGTCTCACGCATGGTCGTCACCCGATCAACCGCAAGGTGCATGGTCAAGCCCACGCTACACCCGAGGCCGTACGTCGAGCACCTGCGCAGGCAGCGCGAAGCTCGTGCCGCTGATGCCGAGCTGGAACTGCACCCGATACTGGCCCTCCAGAGTCCACACACCCGCGGGGACGATGGCCGTGCACTCGTCGCCGTCGGGCGAGCCCGCCACCGACGTCGTCGATGCGTCGGGGCGACGCACGCGGAGCGTGATCGTGTAGCCGGTGAGGTCGGCGATGTCCGTCACCTGCTGTCGCACAACGGTGCCGATGTCGTTGACGTGTACGGTCACAGCCGAACCTCCACGCTCGCGCTGGCGCGCGTCAGCGTCTCCGTCGTTTGCAGGGCGGCCCTGCCCAGCACCAGCCGCTCGCCGCCGCCTACGCTGACGAGCGCGGGTGTGGCCGTGGCCTCCGCCGGCAGGCCCACGGCCGAGCTGGCGCGCGCGGGTAGTTGCTCCGTCTCGCTCGCCAGCGTCAGGGTCGGGCTGCCTACCTCGGCGGCCTGGGTGGCCAGCGCGGTGAACTCGAGCACGTGCGCCTGCACCAGCGTCGCCGAGGCCAGCGCGGCCGCCGGAGCTGCGAGCGAGGACGCCGCCATGCCGATGTTCTGCGCCATCGTCGGCGACGACAGCGCGGCCGCGGGCGCCTCGAGCGCGGTCGCCGTGAGCGCGTGGACCTGCGACAGCGCCGCGGACCCGACGCTAGCCTGAGGCGCCGACAGCGACGCGGGCGCGAGGGCGTGCGCCTGCGTGAGCGCGGACGTGCCCAGCACCGCCTGAGGCGCCGACAGCGACGCGGGCGTGAGGGCGTGCGTCTGCGTGAGCGCGGACGTGCCCAGCACCGCCTGAGGTGCCGCCAGCGGCGACGCGGTCAGTGCGAGACTGGCCGCGCCTCTGAGCAGGAGCAGCAGCACGTCAGATCACCATGCACCGGAGCATGACGGTGGAGGTGTTCAGGACCATGTAGATGAACACCACGTCGGTCGCGCCATCGCGGTACGTCACATCAAAGGCCGTGTCGCCGAGGACCGCGGTGCCCTGCGGTAGAAGCATCGTGCCCCACCCGTCCATGATCGCGCGCGCGAAATCATAGCGGAACCATCGGCCCGTCGCGTTCTGCTGGATGTAGAGCGCGTCTCCGCTGTACGCGTACTTCGTCCCCGTCGTAAACGTCTCGGTCAGTGGCGAGTACGTGACCGCGCTCCACGAGTTGGCCGCGATGTCGTAGCGGTCCAGCAGCGCACCCGCAGCGCCGCGAAAGCTGTAGATGTAGCGCCCGTTCTGGATGGCCGCCGCCGAGGTCCAGTCGGCCGCCGTCACGCCCCACACCCAGTGCGCAGACATGCCCGTCGTCGGTGCGCCGCTGCGAGCGACGCCGGGCGAGAGCGTCGACCACGAGTTGCCGCTGATGCTGTAGCGGTACATCGTGACTGCGTTGTTGCCCAGGAAATATAGGTAATCGTCGTTGCCCTCGATGGAGTACGTCGAGGTCGCGTCCGGCGTCACCGTCCACGTCGCGACGGTCAGCGTCGTGCTGGTGTTCGCCGTGATGCTGCGGATCTGCCCAGCCCCAGTGCCGCCCGTGATGCGGACCTGAGCGTTGATCCACTGGCTCGCGGTCCACCCACCGCCGGAGTCCACCAACGTCGTCGCGGTTGCTGACGTCGCGGTGCCGGTGTCGTGCGCGAGATATCCGTCATCCATCCAGCTCGGCGTCGACACAAGCCGCCCGTCGGTGCCGACCGTCGCAGGGAGCCCGGTGATCGTGAGGCTCGTCCACGTGTTCGTGGCGAGATCGTATTTTCTGAACGAGCCCGTTGCCAGCGTGCCAGCGCCGAGCACGTACCAAACCGGCGTGATGAGGCGATAGACCGTGGACGCCGAGAACGCCGAGCCGCTCGCCGCGGTGAACGTGATCACCGCGTTGGTGCCGATCGTGTTGCGCTCGATGACTTTAGTCTCGCCCGCGTTCGGCCCAGAGAGGATATGAACGCTGTACCCGCGCAGCTCGCACGCCAGCGTTTGGTTGGTCGTGATCGACGTCGTCGTGCCCGCGGTCGCGGTGAGGCTTGCAGCGGCGACCGTCGTACCGGTCGAGAATCCTCCAGCGACACCGCACGCGCCTGCGCCGAACGTGCCCGCGAGGGCCGGCGACGGGACCTGCACCCACCCGTTCGTCCCCGGCTTGAACAGGTAGGCAACGGTGTTCGACGTGACGTAGAGCTGACGCTGCTCGAAATGGCGCGACGACACGACGAACGTCGCCGCGCCCGTGGCGACCGGTGCGGGCGTCATGTACTCCCAGCGCGAGGCGTCGAGGATCTGTCGGAGGCCGATGGTCGTGGTCATGTTAGGTCACCGTGATCTTTCCGCGCAGGGCGTCCGCCGCGATGCGCATGAGCGCGGGCACCTGGTCGCTTGCCGCGACGCCGCCCACCTGGCTCACCGTCGTCACCGTGCCCAGCGTCAGCGAGCCCGTGATCGCGTCCAGCAACACGCGCTGCCGGCCCGCGGTGTCCGGCATGACTTGGCCGACCGTGCGCGCGAGGCTCTGCACCGTCATGCGCAGGGCCTCGATCGCCTCCATCAGCTCGCCGACGCCCTGCACAGGGAGGCCGCTCGCGCTCGAGACCAGCGCGGCCGCGCCGTCCACGCCGTGCGCGAGCTTGACGAGCTGGAACTGCCGAAGCCCCGCGCCGTCGTCAACTTCGTCCGTCGCGATCGATGCGCCCGTGCCGGGCAGCGTGACGTTGTCCGGCATGGCTAGCTCACATCCGGGAAGCGCACGGTGAAGGACCCGAGCGCAAAGGTGTTGCCGGACGTCACCGCCTGCGAGGCCGTGAGCGTAGACGACGCCAGCAACCGCGAGTTGACCGAGTCCACGATCGCGTAGTGGGTGGCCGTGCCGCTCGCGGTGATGTTGCCGCCCGAGGCTGCGGCGACCGTCACCGCGCGGCCGTCCGGGGTGCCATCCGCGGGCGCGCCGACCGAGACACCGGTGACGTTGCCGAGCGCGTACGTGCTCGTCGCCTCGGCGTACGTGGCTGGCTGCTGGCTGCACAGGTAGATGCGGTCCGCCTCGGTGTCGAGGATCGCGAGCCCGCCGTCGAACACGCGGTCATTGAGATATGCCATCGCTTGGTCCCTCCTTTGATCCTGGCGCGCGCCACGCCTGCACGCCCGCGACGATGTGCCGCGCGCCGGCCTCGCCCAGCCCACCCACGATACCGAGCACAACGACGCCCACCGCGAGGGCCAGGCCGAGGGTGTCGGTCATGCGCTCGGCGTGGATGAGATGCGCACCGAAGCCCGCGAGCGAGAGCTGGCCGATCAACATCGACAGCACACGCCAGGTGAGCGAGCGGAGGAGCGCCTTCACTGCGCCTTCTCCCACGCCCGATACAGGCCCCAGAAGATGCCGCCTGCCACGCCGATGCCGAGCATGGCCGACGTGATGCGCTGGCCCATCTCGCCCGGCTCGGTGATGAGCTGGTAGCCCATGACGGCGGAGCCAAAGCCCAGCATGACGCCCATGCCGATGATGATGCCCTTGGTGATGCTCATGCCTTGGTCCTCCAACTGGACGGCACGTCTGCCGTGGTGTTGCGCTCGCGCAGCGTCGCGTAGACGTCAGCCACCTCGGGCAGCGTCCCGAGGGTCATCGCTTGCGCGACGGTCTCGCGGAACAGGTCCATCGGGTACGACGGGCACAGCTTGCCTTGCGCCTTGCCCGAGTCGGTCTCGTAGTGCCCGAGCACGTGGCGCGGGGCGAGCTGGTGCACGATCGCGATGGCCGCTACCAGGTGCGCCGTGCGGTGGAGTTGGAGCCCGGTGAACTCGGGCCCGATCATGCACACGCCCAGCGTGCCGGCGTTCAGGCCGGAGACGTGCGCCCCGGCGATTGTCTCGGGGCGACCGTCCTCAATCAGCCCGTCGGCGGCGACGTCGTATAGGCCCTTTCTGGTGCGCCGGCCGTTGCTCACGACCCAGTGGTAGCCGATCGCGCCGTGCTTCCACTTGAAGCCCCGCTCCGCATGCCAGCGGTCGATCTCCGCAGCCGAGCCCCAGGGCGAGGCGGAGCAGTGGAGGATGATGAACTTGGCGCTCATGACGGCAGGCTCCGCACCAAGAGGCAGCCCTCGAGCAGATAGAACCGCAGCGTGACCGCGGTCTGGCCACTGGCCAGCGGGCCGGGGCTGGCGTTGAGCTCCAAGCCCTTGAGCGTGCCGGCCGTCCCGCTTGGCGTGAACGTGCGCGAGTCCGCGATCACCGGCGCGTCCGAGTCAGAGAGGTCGATCAGCACCGCGTAGGCCGTCGTCGACCCCGCCGCGCACGCCACGATCGCATCGTAGCGGCGGCCATCCGTAGGCGCAGAGCCCGTGCACGCGACCGTCGAGCCCGGCGTGCCGTTGTACCAGCGCAACACCCGCGCGTCGCCCGAGCCCTTGGTCCAGCCGTCGCCCGAGATCGTGCCGTCCGGCTCGAAGTCGCCCGCAAAATTCGCGGCCTGGAGCGCGCCGCCGCGGCCCGCGGTGGTGATGTCCAGCGCGAGGATCGCGCGCCACACGTAGCCCGCGCGCGTGGTCAGGAGCATCGACAACGACGGCAGGCCGAACCGACCCGCGGTCTCCGAGGCGCCGTCACCGCTGGTGATGAGCGTGTGCAGGTACTGTGCGGGCTCGGCGCCGGCGGGGTTGGGTGCCACCGTGGCCGTGCTGGCCGGCGTAGCCCCGCCCGCGTCCAGCGCCATCCCGCGCTCGTCGTAGGTGCCCGAGGCCGAGGGCCGAACAACGAACGGGATCTCACCCACGCGCTGCGGCCCGGCGCGCAGGATGCCCGCGATCGGCGCGGGCAGCGTCCCGAGGAAGGCCTCGGTGTACCTCACGCGGGCTGCCCCACGGCGATGTACGCGACGTCGAGGCCGCTGGTGCCAACGCCGCCGTTGTTCGCCAACACAGAGACGTGCAGCACCGCGCCGGCAGGGAGGTTGGTCGTGTGCGTGGCGTCAGGATAGTCCACGCCGGTCTCAAGGTTGCGGACCTTGAACGTGGCGACCCCGTCGACCACGCGCACCGAGCACATGATCCACTGATCCTCATCGCGCGCGCCGGTGATGGTCGTGCGCGTGCGAGTGCCGGCGGTGGTGCCGCTGGTCGAGATGGCCTCGAGGTCGCCGATCGCGGTGTCGGTGTCGACGGTCGTGTAGCCCACGCCGATCACGTCGGCCAGGCCGTAGAGGTCAGCGAACGGGAACGGGCCCGCGCTCGCGAACGCCACCACGCCGCCCCACTGCCCGACGCGCGTCTGCGTGTAGCGCAGCACGGCCAAGATCTCGAAGCCGGCCTCCACCGTGACGCTCGCGTTGCCGTCCGCGCCCGTGCCGTCGAGCGCCTCGCGGATGATGCACGCGGTCGTGCCCGTGCTATTGTTGTCGGTCATCGCGCGGTGCCGGATCGACGCCGCGAGCGATGCGCCCGTGGGCGCTACCAACGTGTCCGTCGTGGCAAATCGGATCAACGTTGCCGGGAATCCGGTCTGCGTGAGATCGGGCCGCCACTCGGCGACACGCGGCCACCGCGCGGAGATCGCCGCGATGTCGTCCACGTCGTAGGCTGCGCCCGAACCGCCGCCGAAGCCGCGCTCGTAGATGGCCATGGTCAGTTTGCCTTGAGGTAGACCTGGAAGGTCCAGGCCGAGCTCGAGCCCACCGACGCCACCGGGCGGACGACGGAGTAGTTGCCGTTGTACGTGTACGCGTTGGTGCCGACGGCCGGGCTCTCGCTCTCGACCTCGCTCCACGCGCCCGCGTCATCCTGCACCTGGAGGGTGACCGTGCACGCGCGGTCGGTGATGACCGTCATCGTCAGGCTCTGGCTGTTGAGGGGCGCCGTGTGCGTGTCGCCCGTAACGCTCGTCTCGGTCGTGGCAGTCTGGGAGATGCAACGGTAGCGCGAGAAAGGTCCGGCCATGCCCGGCATCCTCACGCGCGCGCACGCGACCCGTCCCGCCTAGGCCGGGGGCCCACAGGGCTTGACGCGCCACCGCATCGACGTACCGTGGGGGGATGCGGTCTCCCCTGCCCCTGCTCCTGCTCTGTGTGGCCGCCTGCGGTGAGGGGCGTGAGCCGCCCGCCGGCGGGCGCCCGTCCTACGAGGTCGTCGACGTCAGCGACCCGGACGCGCTGGCCGACTGCTACGCGCCGAAGATGATCCTCATCCCGAACGACCCGGACCGCTTCTCGCAGTATGCGGGGCAGCCCACCGAGAACTGCGCCACCGAGTGCACCCAGATAAGCCGGTGCCGCAGCGTGTGTGCCGACACACCGGACGCATGCCCGCCGGGTGATGGGGCCGAGGGCCAGGCTGGGACCTGCGAACCGCAGCTCGCGGACTCGGTGCGGATGTTGGGCTACGTGGTGCCGCGCTGGCCGCTGAAGCGCTGCGACGAGCCGCCGGGCTAGTCTTCGCGGACGAGCGCGAGGGTCCACTGGATCGACGCGGTATCGACTTCTTTGCTAACCACCTCCCAGAACACCGTCGCATCCGCGCCGTCGACGCCCGTCCGGGCGTAGGCCTCGAGGTCGAGCGTGATGACGTCCCCGATCTGCACGCTGAGCTCACCCAACCCCGTCCGCACCGGCATCGTCGGCGCACCGTAGGCGAAGCGGTCGATCCAGCCCGAGGCGATGGCCCGCCCGATCGTGATGTCAAAGACCACCGGGAGCGCCGTCAGCGTGTTGAAGCTGAGCGCCGTCGTGCCGAACTGCTCGCGCACGATCGTGTAGCGGTACTGGCGGGGGTGGCTGTACTGCCCCAGCGACGTCTCGCGCGGGTCCGAAAACGCCTGCGTGGAGGGCACCGCCACGCCGGCCGTGGCCCGCACGATCTCGATGCGCGCCGGGTCCTCGGCGTCGTCGCAGATCAAGAAGACCGCCTCGCGCCCGCTGGCCAGCGTGTCGAGCGGGTCCTGCTCGGGGTGGATGAAGCCGGTCTGGTCGGCCATCGCGCCGTCCGCGCCGACGAGCGGGATGGTGATGGTGCTGGCGTCGATGACCGTGCACGCCACGGGCGTGGCCGCGTTCACCGTGATGCCCGAGGTCGTGATGTAGGCGCCGGTCTCGAGCCAGTGGCCCGCGCACCCGAGGGTGGCCACGTTGCTGGTGATCGACGCGCTCGTGATCGCGATGCCGCCGCCTGCCGAGCCCCGGAATCCATAGCGGTAACGTGCGCCGCAGAAACCGATCTCCGAGGCGCGCTCGATGTCGAGCGTCAGGTCGGTGTCGGCGATGGCACCGAAGGCGATCGGCGCGTGGGACACCGCCCTCAGCCAGTCGTTGTCCAACTCCTCGGCCAGCACCCGGCCGATGGCCGACCCGGCCACCGCAAGGTCGCTCTGCGACGTCGTGTCCTCGACGACGTGGACCTGGTCGTTGGCCTGCGCGTAGTCGGACGTGCGGAAGGTGCTCCCGCTGGTGCCCGCCCGGACCGCGGCCGTGAGGTTCACGCGGTTGACGATGTTGCCGACGTAGTCGACCTCTCCGATCTCGACCCACGTCCCACGGTCCCAGTGCGCCACCGCCGTCGCGGCCGCGTCGTAGGCCGCGAACTCCAGGCGGCCCGCGCTGTCGAGTCGGAGGGTGCCGCCGGCCAACTCGGCCAGCTCGAGCATCAGCTCCCAGGCGTTCCGGGGCGTCTCCAGGAGCGAGTCGCTGACCAGCTCGCGGCGCGGCGTCACGATGAGGCGCGACTCGCGGTCCTTGGCACGGGCGTAGGCGTCGAGCGCGCTGCTGATGGTCGACGTCAGGCGCGCGTCGTAGCGGCTGACGCTCCAGTGTGAGCGCGTCGTGTCGGCCTCGAAGTTGAAGCCCGCCGCGGCCCATAGGTCCGAGGCCACGTGCGTCGCCAGGATCTGGCGCATCACCTCCAGCGGGTGCTGGCTGATGATGCCGAGCGTGATCTCCAGGTTCTGGAGGTAGCCGATGGCGTCGATCCCCTGGAATACGACCTCGCCGTCCGTCGTCGTCGTGTACGACGCGATGACCCCGCGCCACTCGTGGACGAAGTCCGTCACGAGGACGTCGGCCGTCCCGAAGCGCACGCGCATCACCTTCCCCACCACGTAGTTGCCGGTGATGAGTTGGCGCGCCACGCCGTCCGCCCGGAACGTCACGGCGCACTCGCCGGCCTCGACCTCGCGCGTCCGCGGGTCGATGCTCAGGGACGTCGGACTGACCTTCTCCACCGACGGGAGGTAGCCGAATAGCGGCCCCTCGCCGTCGACGAAGTGGTGCTCCACGCCGCTGCGCAGGGTCAGGCTCACGATGCGGCGCACCGGGGGCGCGGCGGAGCGCAGCGAGGCCAGGAGCGCGTCCGAGAGGGTCAGCATCAGCTCTGCTCCTTGCTCACGTAGGGCGCGAGCTCGTCGAGCGCGACCTCCACCGTGTGCGTGCCGCCCTCGACGTTGGACACGCTGACGTCGCCGGTCACCCGCACGAAGTAGCAGATCCGCTCGTCGGTGTCCGGCTCGGGGATGTACAGCGCGGGTGCGTGACCCCACTGCGTCCCGGCGAAGAAGTCGCGGAACAGGTCCACGTAGTCGTCATCGTCCGGCATCCACAACAGCGATGTCTGGAGCCGACCCGTCCACCGCGGCACGCGCTGCCGGGCGCCGTCGTCGGCCACCGTCTCCTCGTAGCTCGAGGCCAGGCGCTGCTCGTCGGTGTCCACGTCCTGGCGGTGGTCGGGGCTGTAGCGTGTGCCTAGGTACACCTCGCCGATCTCCGGGATGCCGGTGGCGCCCTCGATCACGAGGCGAAGGTACGTGACCGCGCTGTAGCGCGCCCCGTCGGTGTTGCCGACCTCGAACCCCGCGCCGAGCTGCGTCTCCACCAGCCGCCGCCCGAAGTCGCCGGACCACTCGGCCAGCGTTTGCAAGCGCGTCGTGAAGGCCTCGTCGTCCGCGATCTCGAGCCGCGCGACGAGCGTGGACGTGCCGTCGATGTCGGCGAAGTTGTGGCCGAGGATGGCCACGACGTCGAAGGCCACCGAGTCCAGGTGGCAGATCAGGTGCTGCGGGTCGTCGAACGCGCCCGCCGAGGGCACGTCGGCCAGGCCATCGTACAGGCGCGGCGTGCGCCAGGCGATGACCGTGTCCGTCAGCGTCTCATCCGTGCCGGTCGCCCACGAGCCACCGTTCCGCCACTGCGGCGCGCCCTCGGCGCCGAGCTCGGCCATGACGTTGTTCGCCACCAGCATCGGCAGATCCGCGGCCGCGTTGGCGACCTGCGCCGCGGTCAGCGCGGTGGAGACCCAGACGGGCGGCGCGACGTCGACGTCTCCGCCGACAGCCACCACACCCACCGCCACAACGACGGCGGAAACCGCCGTGCCGATGTCCTGAATGACGGCCATGGGTCACCTCACGCGAAAGGCAGGCTAGCGGTGGGCGCATAAAGCGCGATGTCGCCGACCACGACGCGCCGCTGCGTCTGCGCGGTCTCGGAGTCGTCGAGCGTACCGAACGCGAGATCCAGCGGCACCGCGTAGGTGTCAATCCACTGGCCGAGTTGGCGGCCCGTAGACACGCCGTTGGCGCCCAGCTCGATGATCCCCATGACCGTCTCGCCGCTGTAGTCGAGGCCACTTAGCCAGCTGCTCATGCCCCACGCGAGACCCGAAAACGCCGACGTCGTCACCGCGGAGGCGCCGCCGCTGGACAGTGACGACGAGTAGCTCGCGTTAGTCAGGAAGCTCGATGTGATCGCACCCGCCGCAGAGGTGATCTGCGTGATCCACCATCGGTTGTCTCCACGCCCGCCACCATTGCCGACCGCGTTGCTGCAAATCACAATGAACGACGTGAAGAAGCTCGTGCCGAGCGTCTTGACCGCGAACATGATGTCGCCGCGCGAACTGCGCCACGTCGCGTAACGCGCATCCACCGCCGTCGTGTGGCCAAGGATGTTGGCCGAGGTAGAGACGGCCGTGGCCGTGCTGCTCGCAGTGGGAAGCGCCGACACGGACCCGCCGGAGTACGTGCCGGTGATGCCTCGGATCGCGAACCCCTGCGGGGTCGTGTCGGCGGAGGCGTTGTCCATGTAGAGGATGACCGACGCTACACCCGAGGCCCAGCCCACGGGGCTCGTGAGCACGATCCACGCGCCGGATCCGCTGGTGTTGATTTCCAGGGCTGCGGCGCTGGTCCAGTAGTCGGCCGCGCCGGCGGTCGTGCCGTCACTAGACAGCGAGACCGACCAGCCTGCGGCGACCATCAGGACCTTGAGCGCGAAGGCCGCCTCTCGGTATTGCACCTGCTGATCGCTGGTGCTGCTGAAGGTCTGATTGATCGCGATCGTCCACGTGCGGTTCGGATTCGGCATAGGTCACTCCGCCGCCTGGAAGGGCGGGGTCTCGGTCCACGTCTGCTCCAGGACCTGCTCGTAGGGTCCGCTCGCGCGGGGCAGGTCCAACTCGGTGGCCTCGGTGGTCATGATGTGGACGCGGTGGGGGCTGGCGACGCTGGCGCGATACAGGAAGGGCCGGACGCCGTAGTCGGTCTCGGCCCACCACGCGCGCACCGACGCGCTGTCCAGCAGCGTGGGCGCGGTGTCGAGGACGCGAATGGACGCCGGCCAGCGATGCGCCCCCAGGGCGCGCGCGCGGCTGATGACCGACGGGCCCTCGGCCGACGTGAGCCCCAGCCTGGAGCTCAGGCCGTAGACGTCGCGGCCGGTCCGGATGCCGCCCCGCAGCTGACGTGAGTGCCCGATCCACGCCTCGCCCAGCCGAGGCACGAAGGCCGACGCGGCGGTGAGGTGGAGGCGCGCGTAGCCGAAGCCTGTCCAACGCTCGTCCATGCGGTCAAGCCAGCGGTCTTGCGTGGGCGTCGCGCTGTAGACCGTCTCCAGGTTGGTGCTAAAAGCCGCGTTGTCGGCCACCTGCACCTCGCACACGATGCCGCCCGCGATGGCGAGGGATGCGAGGTTGGTGTTGATGAGCGCGAGATGATCGAACGTGCCGCTCACGGCGCCCAGGACGAGCCACCACTCTGTGGCGGCGGTCGTGCCGGGGTAGCTCTGGCGCGAGCCCCTGCGGTCGACGGCGTAGTAGCCCTCCGCGCCGGTGGCGGCCTCGTCGGTGTCGGTCGCGGCCCCGGTGTCGCTGGTCCAGATCGGGAGCGTGCCGTCGCCGAGGTGCGAGCCGATGAGCAGGGGGCGGCCCGCGGTCCGCGCCGCCGTCTCCGCCGCCAAGAACGCCGCCGACGTCCAGGTCACGTGCGGAGCCGACCCTTCCGTGACAGGCGCTCAAGCGCGGGGACGAGTTGGCGGTGGATGGCCCGGTCCAGGTCCGCGGCCGAGGGCGCCACCATCGACTGCACCACCACGGTCCCGCTCACGGACGAGCCGCCCCCTCCCCCGCCAGCAGCGCGCGCCTGGCCGGAGTCGTCGGGTGCCCGGCCGCTGCGGACGTTCTCCCGCACCTGCGCGGCGGGGATGACGTACTCGCCGGGCATGAGCATCGCGGGGACGCTGTCCTGGCCGGACATGCCGCCGACGATCAGACCACCGCTGGCCAGCGCCAGCGCCTGAAACGCCATGGTCTCGGCGAAAGCCTTGGCGGCGGCTGCTGGCGCGAGGATGGGGCCGAAGATGGGGATGGCCGCCGTCGACGCGTACGCCGCGGCTGCGGCCTCGGCCGCGTAGCCCGCGATCCCCGCCTTGCGCAGCGCGGAGCCGAGCACCGCGTTGATGAGCGCCGTGATGCCGGTCTGCACCGCGATGCTGATGAGCGTGTCGATGATGGCCCGGCCGACGTTGCCGAAGAAGCCGAGGATGATCTCCGACGCCGTCTGCGTCTGCTCGATCGCGGCCGAGATCATCCCGGTAAACGCCGAGCCGATGCCGTTGGCGATGCCGGTGACAACGTCGCGCAGCCCCTGCGTCTTGGTGGTGGCCTCCGACAGCGCGGCCTGTGCGCCCGCGAGCGACCCCGTCATCCGCAGCGCGGCATCGGCGGCGCCGCCGTACTCCTCGCGGAGCGCGGCCAGGCCGGTGCGGAGTTGGTCGGTGGCCTCGGCATTCTGCGCGACGCGCTCGTACTCGGTGGCGACCGTGCGCAGCTTGGACGCCAGCTGGTCGGCGCCGAGCGCGATGTTGGCCTGGGCGAGCGCGAGCGTACGCGTGCGCCACTCCGCGATGAGCGTGTTGATCCCGGCGATCTTGGGATTCCACTCCTCGATCTCTTTGCCGGTGAGACGGATGGCCGACCGCAGGTTGCCCGCGATCTTGGCGCCCGCGTCGCCGAGGCCCGACTGGACCGCGAACGCGACGTCCGCGATCTTCTTCTCCAGCGCCGACAACTCTGCACCCTGCGCGGCGAGCGCGGCGCTGCTCTTGTCGGCCGCCTGCGCGCCGGCTTCACCCAGCAGGCCCGTCAGCCGGGACAGCGCCTGGAGCTTCTGCGCCTCCTCGGGGCTGGCGATGGCCGCGACCGACTTCTGGAGGCGGCTCGCCCACGTCGCGCCGGCGCTGGCCATGCCGAGGAACGACGTCTTGGCCGCCTCGATGGCCATGCCCCAGCCGTACCAAGCGCGCGTGACCAGCAGGACCGCGACCGCGATGCCCGACGTGAGCCCCTGCGCGACCTGTACGATCCAGCCGGTGAGGTTGGTGGCGATGATGTCCCGGTTCGCGTTGACCCAGGTCGTCATGCTCTGGAGCACGGGCGCGAGCGCCTGAGCTAAGGTGCGGATGACGGGCAAGAGCGCGTTGCCGATCGAGACCTGGAGCCCCTCGGCCGCCTTGGCCAGCGCCTCCATGTCCCGGCGCGTGGGGTCGTTGGCCGCCCGCAGCGCGAGCGCCCGGCCTACCGTCGCCTCGTAGCCCGCCGACACCAGCGCGAGCGCCTTCTTCACGAGCTCGAGCCCCTGGTTCAGGCCCACGGCCGCACCGCCCGCGATGCTGAAGGCGCGCTTGATGCCCGCGGCGAGCTGGCCCACGCGGTCGCCGGTGGCCTTGACCACGGCCGAGGCCGTGTCACGGGCGCGGATGACGAGGGAGACCGTCTTCTCTGTCGTCGCCATCATCGACCTCCGCGGCCCTTGGGGGCCTTCTTCTTACCGTCAGGGGGTGGCTCGACCTTGGACCACTCGTCCGCCATCTCTCGGGCCGTCGCCTCGCAGATCGAGATCTCCGCCACGACCGGCGCCGGCTGGTCCGCCCCCGCGCCCGGGTACGGCCAGAGCTGAAGCGTCCGCCACAGCGACCACCGGCTCACCGCCACCTCGTCCTCGGCCTGCACCTGCGACCACGGGCACCGCTTCAGCTTTGGGTGCTCCGCCAGGTAGAAGCCGCCGTTGCTCTCCTCGTCGCAGTTCCGGACGCTGCGCCGCAGCGCCTCGTCCGTCTCCGCCTGCGGCGACGTGTCCTGGCGACCGCAGCGGCTGCACCCCCATGTCAGCGCCGGCGACGGCGTGCGCGCTTGGAGCACGCGCATCGCCGTCACGAGTTTGGGCGGCGGCCCTCCTCAAGCGCGCTCATGTCGACGATCGCGCCGTAGAGCTCCTCCAGCAGGCCGGCCAGCGCGGGGTCCGCGCTCTTGAGCACGGCGGCCACGAGCGCCTTGCCGTCCTCGATGGCCACACCGTCCTCCATGGCGACGCCGTGCACGACGGAGACGCGTGCCGCAACGACGCTGTGCAAGTGCTTCCGCGCAGCGGCCATGGCCTGGTTCGCCTTGGTGATGGCGAGGTCACGCGAGCGAGCGGCCTCGTACTCGGCGTGGGTCATCGGCAGCAGCTCGACCCAGAACGGGTCGGCGGCCAGGCGGTTGCCCCGGAACTCGGGCACGTAGGCCGCGCTGGTGGCCGGCGAAGCTGCGGCGGTGGCGATCTTGAGTCCCATGTCTGCCCTCCTCAGGTGAACGTGATCGTGATGGCGTTGGCGCTGGTCGTGTTCTGCTCCAGGCACGTGAACGGGACCTGGACGGTCGCCTCCTCGTCCTCGGGGAAGTCCACGGCGCTGAACTCGAGCTCGCAGCGGTCCATATCGATCGTGCAGATCGAGCCCGCGACCGAGCCGAGCACCAGCTGGCAGTCGATGGCGGTAAAGTTGCTGTTCTTCCGGATGCCCAGCGCGGCGAGCTGGTCCGCACGCACGCGCATCGTGAAGCTGCCCGTCACGCTACGGCGGCCCCGGATGATGTCGGGCACGTGGACGGCGAAGGCGAAGTCGTCGAGCGGCTTTACGCCGTTGTCGATCGTGACCTCGCCGCTCACCACCTGGAGTGCGCCGCCGTCGAAGGTGAACGCGCCCAGGATGCCCGCGATCGGGTTGCCCGCCAGCGTGGGCGTCGGCATGTACGGCACCACCGCAGCGTCGTCGGCCGCGGACTGCGTCGTCTCCAACGTGAAGCTCGGGCGCGCGGTGTCGACCGTGACCCGGTAGCCCGTGCCGGTGTTGGTGTTCGCGCCGACCTGGATGATCGAGTCCTGCTCGACCAGCAGCGCCGTGCGGTCGTTGTCGAGGACCATTGTCGCCGACGTGACCATCGCGCCGTTGAGCTGCGACCGGCCGGTGTGCACCATGCGCGAGGCGCCGCCGCTGAACGCCACCCGCGGCTCGTCGGCGCCGGAGAAGCTGAACTTCGTGGTGTTGACCCACGCGCCGATCAGCGTCTCCATGTACACGGGGAAGGTGCCTGCGCCGCCCGGGTAGGCCGCCCGCGTCAGGGTGTTGACCTGCATCGCCTGCGTGTTGCTCAGGCCGTAGACCACCGACGTGCCCGCGTTGATCGTCTCCGAGCCGAGGCCGCTCTGGAAGAACTCCTGCATGTCGGGCGCCGTGCCGGCCGTGCCGCTCGGGATGAGGTAGCCCTCGACCTCGTAGCTGATGGTCCGCTTGCCTGACGTGCGCGAGACGAGGCCCGCGGTGTCGCGGTTGTCGTTGCGGTCCATCCGCGCCTGCGCGTAGTCGATCGAGACCTTGAGCGCGTTGAAGCCGCCCGCGGCCGTCGCACGGACCATGGTGTCCATGGCCGACTGCGCCTCGATCGCGAAGCGCTGTGATCGCCCGAGGGCGTGCTCCTGTGTGATACCCATAGCGGATCAGCCTCCATCGCCGGCCGGCGGGGCGGGCGGGTCCAAGGTGAGGGTGCGCAGCCCATCGCGGACGCGCTTGGCCAGGACGTAGCCGCGGGCCTCGCCGGCCTCGACCACCGCGGCCGCAGCGACGTAGACCGTCGAGCCGACGACGGCCGTGACGATGCCGGAGCCCTGCTCGACGGACGCGCCCGCGGCGGGGCTCTCGCCCTCGTCGGCGGCGGCGGTGATGATGGGCGGCTGTCCGGCCTCCGTGCGCATGCGTGTGATCTGCATCGGTCGTCTCCTCAGGATGTCGGGGGCGTCAGGGTGAAGGGCTCGTAGTAGACGACGTCCACCAGCATGCGCAGCGTCCCCTGGGCGCCGCGCGAGTCGCGCTCCGCGGGCGCCCCGGTCGTGTCCATGTACTCGCGGGCGCGCACCATCGTCGCGACACCGCCTTGGCCATGGAGCGCGGCCGAGCCGTACAGCGCGGCCTTGAAGTCGTCGCGGAGGCGCGCGTTGTTCGTGCGTCGCTCGAGCGCGGCGGCCGCGTCGGACGTCGCCGTCACGGCCGTGTAGCCGGTGAGCAGCCACGTCGCGACGCACCGGCGGTGGCCGACGCTGTCCACCGCCTCCTCGCCCTGGAAGACGAGGTCGACCGCGGGTAGCGCCGTGCGGGGGATGGCGGTGATCTCGCGCTGGACGCGGCTGATCGATGTCGTCGCCACCGTGTAGTTGTAGGAGCCCACGCCCGCGGCGATGGAGCCCACGGCCGTAACGAGCGCCGACTCGATGTCGGTCAGGTTCGGGGACGAGCTCACGCGTCGCCCTCCAGCGCCTCGTCGACGCCCTCGCGGACGATGGCCTGGACCTCGTCGCCGATGCGGCGCGCGGTCTCGGCGATGTACCCCTGCGGCTTGAGCGTGACCTTGGGGACGAGCACGAAGATCGGCTTCACGCTCAGCGTCTCGCCCTTCTTGTTCTTCTTCACCTGCGCCAACAGCGGCGGCTTGCCGGGCCGCGGAATGAAGTGGAGCGCCTGCGGCCCCTCCTTCGGGAAGTGGCGCGGCCACTTGCCTGGCGCGACCTTGGCGAAGCTGAGCGGGACGGCCAGCGTCTTGCGCGTGCGCGGGAGGATCGTGCCGCCCTCCTCCTGGATGCGCGCGTAGACGAGGTCGGAGTAGCTCTCGGCGCCGACGACGTCTGCACCCTCGGCCACCAGGCGCTCGCGGAAACTGCGGGCCAGGCCGCCGCGGGCGCTGATGTTGCGGCTGTAGAGCGTGCGTCGGATCTCGCCGGTGGCGAACTGCGCCGCGCGGAGCACCGCCTTGACCAGCGCGGGGCGCAGGCGCTGGCTCGCGCGGGCCATGAACGAGCGCGCCTCGCCCACGTCGACCTCGACCGCGAGGCTCACCACAGCTTGTCCATCCCCACGCTGAAGGCGCGCGGCGTGATGTCGGTGCGCGCCGCGGTCGCGCGGGCCTCGGCGGCGGAGAGCCCGCCGACGTAGGCGCCCGTGTCTGCGGTCTGCATCTCGCGCTCGAGCTGGCCGAGGAGGTCCTTGAACTGCTGGAAGACCTGCGTCCGGGACGTGCTGATGCTGCCAGCGGTGAAGTCGGTGTCCCGGGCGATGTCGGCCAGGATGGCCCGCACCGCCTCGACCGAGGCGCGCAGGACGCTGGGGTGCAGCGTGTAGATCGCGGTGATACGCTCGTCGGTGAGGTACACGCGGGCCGTGCCGTCGAGCCCGCCCACGTCACCGATACGCGACCGGATCTGGGAGAGCGCGGTCGTGTAGTCGGTCGTCGTGTCCGTCGCGGTGACGGCCGGCTGTGGGAGGGTGACGGTCATATGGGGCGCTCACCTCTCTGGCGCTCGGCGCCACGGTCACTCGATCCTTGGACTCAGCGCCCGCCCTTGGACGCGGAGGGCACCGCCATCGGGGCGGGCGCTGAGCCCTCGGCCTTGGACTCGAGCGCGGCCACTCGAGCGAGAAGAGACGCGTGCTCCGCCGCCTGCGCCTGGAGCTTGGCGGCCAGGTCGGCGCTGCGGGCGCGCTCGGCGGACAGCGCGTCCGAGAGCTGCTCCGAGTCCTTCGGCTCGACGGGCTCGGTCTTCTGGATCTTGGCAAGACGCGCCTCTAGGCGCTTCTTCTTCTCGCCTTCCAGCTTGAGCGCCGCGGTCGTGAAGGGGCCGAACTCTCCGCCCGGCCCCTCCCACTTCACGTAGCCGCTGCGGACGAGCGCCAGCGCGGCCTCGACGTCGCCCTTGAGCATGTCGGGCAGGTGGTCGCCGGGGCGCTTCTCGCCCTCGACGTGCTTGTGAGCATTGACGGTGATGAACATAGTTGTGCCCTCCGGATGCGAAACAGGATCAGGTCAGGATCGAGGTGAAGAGGTAGCCGGCGTCAGCCGACACGAGCTGCACATCGTGGAACAGCTCGGCCTCCCAGTAGTCGGTCTTCAGCTCGTCCTTGCGGAACGAGTCGATTCGCACTGCGCCGTTCGCGGCGAGCCCGTCGATCTCGTTGTGCACGAACGTGTACGCCGCCGACTCCGAGAACGCGTTGGGGTTCTGCTCGACGTACCCGATGAACATCGTCTGCGCGACGAGGTAGCTCATCGACGCCGTCTGGCCCGGCGCCGCTGAGTTGTAGACGCCGCCCAGCTCGACCACCGACCCGGCCGCGAGGCCGAGGATGTCCTCCATGCCGGTGAACGACACCACGCCGTTGCGGGCGTCAGAGGCCGCGCCGCGGCTGGTGAAGTTCGTGAAGTCGCTGTGGCGCCGAATCACCTTGAGCACGTCCGGCGACCCGCCCACGAAGTTCGGCATCTTGCCGGTCCGCTGCCGGACCGCGTCGATCGCGTCGGTGATGTCGACCAGCGGCGTGCTGTTGGGCAGCGACCAGCCGATCACCGAGGTGTTGGCCACGGCCGAGGCCGCGCCCACGAGCTCGGTGCCCCAGCCCACGCCCGCGGTGAGCAGGTTGGTGGCCGCGAGGCTGCTCGCGCTCAGGATCGCCTGGTACTGGAGGAACTCGGCGACGAACTTGTCCAGGCCCTGGCGCAGGGGCCAGAGCTTCTGGTCGTCGTCGCTGAGGCCGACCTTGGCCGCGAACTTGTCGAGACGCGTGGTCGCGTTGGCCAGGCCGAAGTCGAGCTCGGCGCTCTCCTTCTTGTTGCCGCGGCGCTGCATGCCGTTGCGGAACCAGTCGGCCTTGCTGAACACCTTGTAGGTGGCGTCCTTGGAGGCCTGCGGCACGGGCGGCGCGAGGAGGCGCGCCCAGTTGGCGCTCGGGTCGGGCTTGTAGGCGACGGCGTAGTCCGTCGCCGGCTGATTGAAGGTGGACTGGTTGAGCGTAGGCATGGTGTCTCCTGTGGTCCTGGCTCAGGCGCGCACGTAGCCGACGGTCAGGAAGCCCGACCCGGCGGTGAAGGCGGTGGTCACCGCGACCTCGAGCGAGATCGCATCGGTGGCGGTGAAGGCGTTGGCGGCGGTCACCGCGGTCCCGGCGATCCGGGTGCCAGCGGGCGTGCTGGTCGCCAGGGTCACGGTCACGACGCCGCCGGTGACGTTGGTCGTCCCGATCTCGGCGTTGAGCGCGATCGACGCGCCCGCGCCCGTGCCCACGATCTGCGTGGTCCACGAGAGCGAGACGATGCGGCCGGCGAACCCGGGGACCCAGTCCGTCATCAGGTCGCCGGACGCGGCGATGACGAGCGAGAGCGGGAAATTCCAGTACTCGACGCCGCTCGACGGCGTCGCCGGCTGGAGCACCATCACGGCACGGCGGTCGCCCGAGACGCCCGCGTAGATCGCGCGCGCGATCGGGAATCCCGCCTGCGTGGGCCCGGCGCCGACGAGGCCGGCGCTGATGAGCGCGCCGTTCGCGTCGGGCACCAGCGCATCGCCCACGGCGACGGTGCCGCCGTAGATCGCGGGGAAGATCTCGCCCGCGGTGGCGAGCTCGGCGATCTCGCCGCTGTATGGGTTGTTCTTCAGGATGCCGATGGCACGCTGACCCAGCGCGGAGCAGAGCACCGCGGTCTGGTTGGTCTGGATCACCGCGCGGTACTGCCCGGTGACCGAGTAGTCCGCGGCGGCGGTGAGGATGGGGCCCTGGCCGGGCGGAAGGCGAAGGTCGGACATGGTGTTGGCTCCTCAGTTCCCGCGGGTCTGCTGGTACAGCTCGGGGTGGGCGTCGTAGACGCGGGTGCGCGCGATGGGCATGGACTTGGCGACCGGCATGGCGCGGAGGGTCTCGTCGGCGGCGATGATGGCCTTCGCCTTCGCCTCGATCTGCGCCTGGGCACTGCCCTCCTCCGGCGTCTTGCTCGAGCCCACGGTGACCAGCGTCTTAGCGACCGCCTCCGAGGACCTGAGCAGCGCCTCGGTGAGGATCTCGCCCGCGCTCTTGCCGTCCGCCGACTTCGCGGTGAGCGAGTCCGCCGCGCGCAGGGCGAAGATCAGGTCGTCCGTGGACGCACCGATGACCCCCCGCATCTTGGCGACCTTCTCGCCGTACACGCGCTTGGTCTCGATCTCGCGCATCGCGAGGAGGTCAGCCTCGAGCTTGTCGCTGCGGGCCTTCTCATCCACCAGGCGCTTGCGCACCGGCTCCGGGAGGGCGGCCATCGCGGCGGCGTCGCGCTGCTCGGGCGTGAGCTTGGCCTCGGCCTCGATCTCGGCGAGGCGGCGCTTGGCCGCGGCCTCGCCGGCCTTGGCCTGCTCGGCCTGGGACTTCATGGCCTCCATGTCCATGTCGTCGCTGGGCTTCGACGCGCTCTTGATCTGCTCCAGGACGTAGGCCTGCTCCTCGGGCGAGAGCTTCGCCAGGATCTGCTCCATGTTCATCGCGTTGGACTC